CATAAAAGTTAAGTATACCATCAATTATCTGTGCTATTTTTATTGAATCATTATATGATGTCGCATAGATTCGTATATCGATTGTACTGGCAAAAAAACCACCACCATCCTTAGAATAATTTTCACTGAAACTTCTTCTGAGTATTACCATTGGTGATACTGAATTTTGCGGTGCAATTAGTGGAAATATATTCTGACCAACAATTGCTGTTAAACCAGTGTTTGCTGATAATAAACCGTATATTGTATTTGTTAATGTTAATGACATAATCTTATTTTTTATTTTAATTAAAGTTATTTTCTTTTACTGTTATTTTATGGTGACAGACTTTGCATACTGACATTAAATTCTTCGGGTCAAAGCCAATCATCTGTTTTTCTGCTATTGTCTTACCATTTGATATTGCGTACTTATGATGCACTTCTTCTGCCAATGTATATATTTCATCTTTACTACATTCTTCACAAAGTGGGTGATTTTGTAAATAATACAAACGAATTTCTTGCCATTTTCTCGTGTGATAAACGTACTTATATACCTCATTCTCTTGCGTTTTGTCATAGTTGTATACTTTTTTTTTCGTCTTTTTTGGTAAATATATTGTTGGCATTTTATCTGATTTTATATACTATATTTTTTACACCACTTTGCAACTGTATTCGTCATCGCTTGTATTACATTTTCCTCAATAGTTGCTTCTGCTTCACCTTGCTTTGCTTCAACTGCCTTTTCAAAAAAATGTGTTGCGGGTAACACACCAGAATTACCACGTCTTGTTTTATACTGTCGTGGTTGTCCACTGTTATTGTCAAGAAATCTGTATATGTAACCTTTCTTATAATCCTGCACACCAACTACAACACCTACTTTCTTACGCATTACTTTTGTTTTAAACATACTTGCAAAACCCCTATAATTATCAGTGCTTTTATTCTTTTGTACTGCTCTAAAATTATCTTTTGCTTGGTTATTAATAATCTTACCCGCTAATTGAAATCCTTGCATTACAACCTTATTTTGTTCTTTTGGCTCAAGTTCATTTAACATCTGTTCAAAATCACCTGCATTTAATAACGACATTCTTCCAATTGCTTCTGCCATAATTATACACCTATTAACTTTTTTGCAATTATTGTTAAACCTTCGTGGAATCCGATTTCTCCAAGCATTATTATTTCATATTTATTATTTTCAAAATATATTCTATCTGTCTCGACAATATTTCTATAATGACAGGTAAAACTTATAACATCCTTGTTTACAATTATATCATTCTGCACCTCTTTTGAACCACCTCTTTTTGGTACATAATCAATCTTATCTGCTTTAAGAGTATATCTCAATGTATATGTCGGAGTAACACTACCATTTGTCGGGTCTACGACATTTGTTAATTTCATTACATCTATTGAATGTCTCCAGTTGCCTATATTAAGTCCTGTTGCCATTGTCGTAAATTTAAGCTACTGTAAAATTTTTATATGGTTGAAGTAACCATTCCAAACTGTATGGGATGACATAAGGTTGTCCATAAGATACTGCAGTTCTATTTAAATAAAGATGACTTGCCAGTATCAATATTGCTTGCTGTACAGGTAATGGCATTAAATTCCCTGTTATTCCTGTTGTACTACCTGTATAATAGTTCAGAAATGATATTGCTGCAGGTTCTGCCACATCTAAGTAAAACTGAAGAATGATGTCATCATCAAGATAATCGTTTTCGATTTTCAACTGCCTCTTTAACTGTGAAATATTCATTGTGCTCATAATATCTATTTTTTTATAAATACGCTAAAAAAATTAATTGTATATATATGAAAAGAAAAACCCCTGCAGGATTTCTACAAGGGTTTTCAGTATATTTTTTAATCTGAAGATTAAGTTAAACTTGCATAAGCAAATGATACATCACGTCTACGAGCAAAGTTCCAGTATGAGTTAACTACCAGTCTTACAGCACCTAATGCAGCCTGTGTATAAGGGTCAACTAAAATATCTAACGACCCCCAGTTTGCAATTATCAAATCTTTAAAGTTTCCGAAAATCATTCTTCCACTTGCCATATGACTTGTTGAATAAATTGGGTAACCATTCATTGTTGCTACAATACCACCACCATCAATTAAGAAAGATGCTGCATAAGTTGCTTTTTGAGTTGTTTTACCAACACCACGTAATGCAGGAGTTGTAACATAAGCAAGAGTACCAGTTAATGCGTTGTTTCCTTCAATTGCTGTTTCCAATGCTACGACTTTTGCGAAGGTTGTTGCACCTGTTGAAGTATTAGTAACACCATAAAGCATACCTGCGGGTCTACCAGAACCACTTGCATTTGCATCAAAAATAGATGCTTCGAGTTTATGAAGGATACTTTCTTTAATATCATCCATAAGTAATGCTTCTGAACTTGTTGAATCTTGATTCAAGAACATTTTTGACACGTCAATAAATGTAGTCAATCTCAAAGGAGCAAGAGTAACATCTGTGAATGCACCAGCACCATCTACTGCTGTGGTGTTTTCGCCTTTCCACAAAGAGGTTGTTCCCGAATAAATCGGTATCTGAATGTCGTTTTTCAAACCTGACAAAAATGTTGCCCCGGCTTTTACTGCGACTAATGCGCCTCGTAATGCGCCAAGCAAATTATATACATCAGTTGCGACTGTATACTGACCACCAGTATTGGTAGTTGCATTGATTATACCACGAAATTCGTAAGGAAGTTGTATTTGTCCTCTGTAAGAAATACCAGAGTCCTGCATATCTTTTTGACCTGCTGTCATCACTTCAAGTGATTCATCACTGAACTTACGACCTTCAGTATAGTCACGAATTGTCTTTAAGAGACTAAATTTGTTATCCATTGTGTTTTTGATTATAATATTATTATTATTATTTTTTACTGTTAAACTTCTTTTTTCCTCAAGTTCTTTGTCTATTTCAACAATTTCAAGATTGAGTTTATTGAAATTATCACCTTCGTCAGTATCTAACTTACGTTGTTCTGTCTTGCCTTTTGCTACTAATGCTTCAAGTTCAGCAACTTTTGCTTTACGGTCTTCTATAAGTTGATTCATATCTTTGGCCATACGATTATTATTTTTTTATAAATACGCAGTTTTTAAATTATTTTTTAATTGTACTAATAATAGTATCGTATTTCTCGTAATACTCTTTTAAACCTTTAACTTCTTCTACTTTTTGCTGTTCAGCAGAACGCAGTTCTTGCTCTTTAATGAGTTTATCTGCTTCTTCTTTTTGCTTGAGTTCATCAAGACCACGTACTGATACTCCAGAACTTTCATAAGCAGGATCAATAACAATTGAGAATTCTCCGATTTTCTTGAACTTTGAAATAGTTCTTACATAACCACCATTGTTACGTTTTTCCCATTTCTCTGAATTGGGTTCTGTACCAATAAGAAAGCCGAAACTTGCTGCATTAACATCACCATTATTTATATCTTCAATTAACCAAGCATCTTTTGTTTTTGCTCTGAACTCGAACTCAACCCCATTAGGAGTTACATTCCATCGTAATGAATTTCTCTGAGCATTTGGTTTGTAACGAGCAAGAATATTATTCTGGTCGTGATTATAAGTCATACGAATTTCTTGAGTTTTCAAGAATTCATCAGTTGCTGCTTCGGGAAGAACAACCTCAGTAAATTGTCCACCAAGCATTTTTGATTCTTCGTTAAAACTAATTGCTTTACCAGTTATAATACCACTCTCGGTATTTGCTCTGACTTCCTGTAAATATCTAAATTCTAAATTTTCCATATTAATTATTATTATTATTTATATTATTATTTGCTGTGCTACCACTTGCAGGTGCATCGCCCTTAACTATAGGATTATCAAGTGTTTGTAAATTAGTACTGATGAATGCTTTATTGCCACCAGCAACTGGAAATTTTGCATTATATGCTTGTCTTGCTTCGTTAGGAGTTTTCGCACCAATACTAACAAGTTTAACCATTGTGTCGGCTTTGGTAGTTGCATCCAATCTCAGAATATTTTCAACATCGAATTTCAAATCAGTTTTAAGCCACTCTGACTTCAAGTATAATTTTCTCTTGAACTCATTTTCAAACTTTTCAATCAGTGGCAATAAACCGTTGTTCAGGAAATCAAGACTTTGTTGCTCTGCAGTGCTGTATTTTGCTGTTTCTGAGAATGCTAAACTCGGTGGCACTCCGAAGAAACGGCAAATTTCAAGTACGTTAAATGCCTTATTTTCAAGCATTTGACTCTGAACTGGAGAAACACCAATTGCATTATACTCCAAACCTGCATCTAAAGCAACAATACCACCACTAACACCACCAAAAACTGATGAAGTTTGCTTGACGAAATCTTGCTTTGCTTTTGCTGCTTGACCTTGTAAAAGACTTGCACCTGCCTTTGGACTGAGAATACCACTGAGATTTGCACCACCTTTGAAATAATTATCACTGTGTTTGTTAGTATTATATGCTATTCCCAAAGCATCAGCAGCATATTGAATTGTACTAATACCTACTATTCCATCATCTTTACAATAATTCGGGATATGAATAATCTGACTCTTATCATACATTTTACCATTTAATAAATAATAATATTGAATATTGAGATTATCAGTGGCAAGTAATGTTGTTAAATTCGTAACATTAGTAATAAGAGTGCCATTGACATATATATAAACATAATCACTGTTCAAAAGTGTCAGAGATAAATTATCACCATTATTATTTTTTTCAATTGCTATATATGCATTACCTTTTCCAACACAATTAACAACAGCCATTTTTTTAAACATAAATGCTGACTGATAATCATTTGGCTGAATATTTAATAAATAATTTAAACTATTGCTGTCATCGGGATAATTCCAACCACCTATTTTTCTATAAGGTAATATAGGTAACTCAGCAAGACTGTCACTGAGAAGATTCATACAACGAAAAACTGTTGATAATTTTGTTGCTTGTGAATTAGTATAATCAGTTGATGTATTGTAACTTATCTCACCAGTAATGGGATTAGTATCTATACTTGTTATATCACGAGTTTCAAGAGGTTTTTCTGGTTCAACTTTAGGTTCTACTTTAACTATTGGTTTGAATAAACCATATATTTTGTCTGCAATGTTAGCCATATATTCTTTTTTTATAAATACGCTAATTAAAAATAAATATTTATTAAAAATTCTTAATTTTTCTTACACTAATAATCAGTTAGTTAGTATACTCCAAATGAGTATCTTGGAGACTCTAAGTATGCACCCATACTGTTAAGCATACTGGCAACACCATCGATTTTGGCTTTTCTTGATGACTTGTCAATATTTTGGTTACCCATTGAGTTTGTTCTGACAATTACGTTACCTATCATCCATTTAGTAATAATATTCTTCTGCATTATAATATTGCCACTGAGTATAAGTCTCTGAAACTCCTTTATCGGCTTGTTCAGACTACCTGCAGTCTGGCTGTAGGGTTTCATAATGAAATGCTGTGTTGCATCAATTGCAAACTGAGTACTGTTCCACTTATCATACGAA